GCAGGCGTCTTAAAAAATAGGACAAGTCCCATTAGCGCAAAGTATCTCAGTTAATAGAGAATTTACTTTTGCAAATTTATTTTCTGGAAGATTTTCTTTACCTTCTCTTACTAATTGCATATATGAACCTGGGTTGGATGGGGTTGAAACGAAATCCCAACATAATAATTCAAAATCATCTTGTACTTCTAAAGTTTCACCTATTTGTTTTAAGGAACCCATACCACGAGATGATACACCTACCGTAACATTATTGTCTATAAGCGCCTTTAAAATGTTACCCGATACAGTTGGTAATATTTCTAATTTACCCATTACTTTATCGCCATTCCACCAAATTTCACGAATAATATGTGATACATTCTTTAGATTGATAATTGTAGATTCAGGGTGATCTAATTCACCTGTTGCTCGATTTCCTCTAACAACATCCATGTATTTATCAATTTCTCTTTCCCATAATTCTTTTGGGTAGTATCTTCCGTTCCCGTTTTTTACTTCTGCAGTAGCAAGTATTCCTTCAACTAAAGGATTACCTGAGGGAGCTTTAAGACCTTCAGTTAAACTTTTAGGTGTTACTGAAAACGGGATTGTTTCAATTAATACTTGTTTCATATTATTTCTTTTTATCTAAATCGCCGTAGCCACTTGATTTGTATTTTCCTTTTGGAGCTTTAGGTTGACCTAATCCAGGTGCTTCAACTTGATATCCAATTCCTTTAATACCGGCAAAAGCATTTGTGTGGTAATAGTTGATATCTTTGGCCATGTTTTTAGCAACAATAGCTTTTAATTCATCAACTGTTTTTTTAGCGTTTTTAGGATCACCCATTTCAGTTAAATAACCTAATAAAAATGATTGACCATAAAGGTTATCAATATTTTTAGGATCTTTATTATCAAATTGGTTAGCTAAATCCTTTGCTACTTCAGGTGCTGGTTTTTCAAATGTATTTTGATCACCATATTCTTTTTTGTCTTTAACACCTACTGCTTCTTCAATTTTCTCATTGAAAATTTTAAACCAGTCAGGTTGTGAAGAAGGTTGTGTAACAACACCCCCGATAGCTTCACTCAAAAGACTAAGAAGTGGTCTTTATTACCTTTTCCTTCTTTAATAAGCTGATATTCTTGTTGTAAAGTTTTCATTTATTATAAATATTAAGGGTAGAAAATTGCTGGTCCTCCTGAAAAAGAAGCACTAGTTACAAATAAAGGAACTGTTACTCCTGCTGGGAAGGTTATTGCACCTAAATCAGTTCCAGTACCATCTTTTAATGCTGAGAAGGTGATTGCAGTATTCGCTACAGTAAAACCAGCATATGCTCCTTGAATGCTTGCTGTTGCTTTTACTGCGGAGGGGTTTACAGGGATTGTTGCCATATTTTTTAGTCTTTAAATAATTCTATTAAGTCGTTTAAATAATCATTAGCCAAATCAGTTCCGTATACTACAGCAAATGAATCTGGTTTAGATCTATAATAATCCATTGTTTTATGTTTTGCTTGTTGTAACTTGTAAATAATCTTCAACATCAGTATTTGCTTCCCAAAGTGGTTTAACAATAATACCTTTTGCTGCTTTATTTAGTTTTTTTTTGTTAACTAATTTATATTTAAAATCAGTTACGTATTTATTTTTTGTAACACCTTCAGGACCTGCTTTAGGACCAGGACCAAATGTTGCTCCAGGGCCTTCATTTACTTTTTTAAATCCTGCTTGTGTATAAGCTCCATATGTTGATTTACGGGGTGATGGACCATTATGATTTTCACCTTCTCCTCCTGATACAAACCCTGAATTGGAACTTATTGAAGATAATTCTTCAAGCATTCCTTTAACTTGTTCATATTGATCAGGATAATTTTTTCTTAAATGAGTTCTGTAGGTGTTAAATGTTTTTTTCAATTCAACAGCAATATCTTTAACTAATGAATCTCTTCTTCCATCTTCTGTTCCCATTAATGTTTGAAGTGATTTAACAGCATCACTCATTTTTTCTAGTGCATCTGAGAAACTAGCTAATTTGATTACATCACTTGTTGAGCTACCTGTTTCTTTATCAATGCCTTTATTTTTAAAATAGGTTTTTAAATCTTTAGAAAAGAAATCATTTTCCATATCCATAGGACCATACCTAGCTTCGATACGTTTGATCAATGCTGGGTCCACCTCATTAGGTTTAAGGACATCGCTATTTGCTTCTTTCAATTTATATTTAAAATTACCCATTTGTTTTTACAAGTTCTTCTAAAAGTGCATAATATTGTAACAAGTTAACTAAATCATCATTACCCACATTAGCTAATTTGCCTAAAGGTAATAACATATTGTTAACTTCATTTAATTTAATTTTTACAACTTTATCAGTAACTTTTTCAGTCATTTTAGTTAACTCACTTTTAATTTCCTGAATTTTAGTATTGTAAAATGTTTTTAATTTAGGGGTTGAGTCAACTGAATTGATGAATTCTTTAAGTACTAATTTTTGGTTATCATTTAATGATGCGTATTTACCATTAAATTTTTCTAATAATACTTTATATGTTAAAATACGTAAATCCTTATCGTATGATTGGAATTCAGTCATTAAATCCTCTTCTACTTTTTGTTTATTAACTTGTTTAGTTGTTAAACTTTCTAAAAGAGCTATTTTATTTTCAATGATTTGATCGGGATTAGATAAACTCAATAACTGAATTGATTACAACTTCTGCTTTACCTTCGGTTAGATTTTTATGCTTGGATAGAGTTTCATACAATTTGTATTCTCTTCCTAATTCTGTTTTTACAAAATATTTTTTTAAAATATGGGTTGCTTTTGAGTCTTTTCCGGATAAGGTATCCGAGGTAATTTGTCTTACCAAAAGCTCAAACAGAATCCCGGTATTTTTGTACTTAGAATGTTTTATATTCATCCCTATGGGTTTTATTATAAATATATAAAGATTTTTATTCTCTTATTTGATTTTCATCTAATAATGATTCCTTAGATCTAGGAGTTTCAATTGTTACCTTTTTAACTAAACCTTCAATTAAAGCTTTGTTTTTAAGATATACTTGTTTTGCTTCTAAAGATAATGGTGAACCACCTTTAAATTCAGGATTAATTGAATCTGATTCGTTATCGTCATTTTTCATTCCTTTAGCACCTAATCTATCTTTACCGAAATTATCATCTTGAGTGTTACGATCTGTTACTTTTTCTTCAGGACGTCCCATTTCTAAATCATCTCCATATCCTACAGGTAAATTTTCTGGGTCAGAAAACATTCTACCTTTACCATATAATGAAGCTAAATCGTGAGGTGTACCATATGATTTACCAGTTACTTTAGGATCATTACCTTCCTCAGCCAATTGATTATATCTAAATGTACGTTTTTGGTCTTCAGCTAATAAATCTCTATACTCATCATATTCATCTTGGCTGAAATTAAATATGTGATCGTAAATCCAATCAGTTGGTAACAATCTAGTTTCCATGATGTTTTTAGCTAAATCTACCTTTTGAGTCATTAAAGCAATTTTTTCTTGCTCATAAATGATTGATGGACCTGTTAAATCTAATTCAAAATTTGTTAATTCTTCACCTGTGTAACCTTGCGAATATAAGTGAACTAACGCGATCTTATATAATTCTGATAAGGTAATGCGTTGTATACGGTCAATTGTGCGAGCAAAACGAATATCTTCAGCAGCTAATGTCGCTTTACCACTTAAATCCTTATCGTAACCCATAAATGCTTTTGGAACTTTAAGGGCTGCAAATAATTTATCACGTAAGTAAGTAACATCTTGGATACCATCATATTGTAAACCTGGAGTAGTTTCAATTTTAGTTGATGAATCATTACCACGAACTGGAATATAAAAATCTTCCAATAAGTTCTGCATGTTGTATTTTAAGTTATATTCACCTGTTTGAGCATCCATTAATGGAGTACGTTTCATTGTAGAAATTGTTTTCTGCATGAAATTTTCTACTTCATTCGGTGGAATAGAACCAACATTAATATAATAAATACGTCTATCAGGACTACGAGAAATTCTATGAATTAACATAGCATCTTCCATCAACACGTATTGTTTAAATATACGACGAGCTGGTTCCAGATATGAACGACCATAAGGAAGATAATTAACATCAGTTAATAATCTAAAATGAGCCATTTCATAATTGTCAAAATAAATACCTGGTTGGTTGTCTTGGAATTGACCTAAAGTAGGAGTACCATAGTAACCTGAACCACCTGCGTAAATACCTTCTGGTGAATATCTAAATCTTACGGAATTTGGGTGTTCATGATCGTAATTTTCTTGTCTTTCAATATGATACGCTGTGTAAGGAATAACATTATAAACACCATATTTTTCAGCAATTTCCATTTTAAGGAAAAAATCACCGTATTTACACATTTGGCGAATCCATGACCAAAGATTAAATTCAATATTTAATACATCATAGAATAAGTTATATAGAATCTGTTGTACATCTTCATTATTACTTTTAATACGAAGTACCTCTCCCATATCATTTTTAAGAGTACATTCATCAGCAACAATATCAAGAGCAGAAGCAACAATTGCATCATAGTCCATATT